CACCACTAACTGAACAACCAATTCTTCTGTTTCTTAACATAACTCTATTAGTATCTGACCAATGTGTTCTACCAAGTGTTACTGTTTTTGCATACAAATAAGCATATTTTAATGTTCTCTGATAATCCTCTAAAGAATCGTGGTTGTTTGGAAATGTTTCCACTAAACAACACAACTCATATGATTCTAGTGATTGTTCAAGACAAGGATTACCACCCATCACTCTGTGGTCTTTATTATCACCACCATTTTTCATTCTTGAGTAGTGTCTCATATTTTCTAACCAAGCAAGACCTGGTTCACCATTGTCTACAATTCTTTTTGATGCTTCTGTATAATCCATACCGAGTTCTGCAAATATACTATTGTTTGATGTCCAACCGAATTGTTCTCTATGTTTATTGACTTTATAATTCTTTAAGTCTAAATATTCTTCATTGTGTGGGTCACCAAATACAATCTCTGCAGTTCTTCTAACATTACCTGCTACGACACATTTACCTATAAGATTCATTATATCTACGATTGTTGTAATTGAAATTGGTTCTCCACTATTCTTTTCTAATACTTTTCTAATACTATCGTGTACTTCTTTTAGAGGTTCGTGGCCACTTGAAACTCCACCAAAACCTTTTATCGGTTCTCCAGCTGGCCTAATCTTTTCGTAATCAAATCTAACTGGTGTAGTTCCGTGAAAGTAACTTTCTAATAATAATTTAAGTGATTCTACCCAACCCTCTCTTGTATCAGGTATCTGAAATGTTTCCTCATTTCTATCTGTATTTATACCTTTAATTATAATCTCACCTGCACCTTTAGTATCAAATCCAACTCCAACACCTAACATACTCGCGTCCATCAAGAAACAAAATGGTTTAGCATAATCTTCTTTTAATGTTTTTGTAGATACGAATGCACAATTATTTAATGCTGCGTACAATCCTTTTTCTTCTGTGATTGCTGTTCCCATAGCCCATAGACCACGACCAGGTGGTAGGAACTTCATATTAAAAATTCTCTCATACATTTCTTGTGCAGACTTTTGAGCTTGCCACGCATTCCAACCTAACTGATGCGAGTCAATATGATTTTTTTGCATAGAGTATGTTCCCTCTACGACTCGTTGTACGGTTTCCCACCAGCGCTCGTTCTTACCATCTTCTTTAATACGAGAATATGTTCTCATATAAACCAGTTCCCCTAATCCATTAAAACCAAATGGTGCTTTTTTTCTCTTAAATTTTTCTATAAACTTTTCAGATAACTTAAAATTTTCCATTAATCAAAACTCCTGTTGTAATCTATGTTTCCCATAACACTCATAAATATAATATATACTAAACTTAATTTAATATTTTATTCAAATCCATCAATGTTTTTTTCCATATCATTATATTTGTTCTTTAGTTCTTTTCTCAAGAACTCTTCGCTATTATTCATTTTATTTTGAGTGTCTTTTCCAAACTGACTACTACCCTCAAACACTTGAATTTGACCAACGTTTGTATTTATTGTAGCTGGATAAGTCACACCATCAATTCCAAATCTATTTTTAATGACGTGGAATCTACCTGTATTAGCTATCTTATCTTCTACTTTTCTACTCATACTCATAACAAAGTCAGCAGTCATAACTTTACTATAATCTTCAGCAACTTTATCAGCACCAATTACATCTTCTTCTAATGCTGAACGATTAGCTTGGGAAGCAGTCCATATAGGAACTTCTAACTCACCAGCTAATCCTCGTAAATCTTCATAGATAGTTCCTATAGCGTGTCTCTTCTCTTTAAAGTTTCCTGTAGGCATTAGTATATCAGCGTAATCAACTAATACCATATCTGGTTTTTCACCACTTATTTCAATCTGTTTTAAATGAGAACTAATTGTCTGTACACTAGCACCCTTAGTTGGAAAATACTTAATCAGTAATTTACCTGGAAGTTTTGATAATTTAGTTTGTACATCATCTTTATAATATTTTATATTTGATGTAGTGACTCCTGTAAATATAGAATCATACCTTAACCCAACATAGTTTTCATTTAACTCTAAGGTATAATGAACTACAGTTTTACCTTCTTTTAAAGCACTAGCACCTATAGCTTGAAGAGTCCAAGATTTACCAATACCAGCGGGAGCAACAATCACACCAAGTTCACCGTGACCTAAACCACCATCCATTATATCATTAACCACATCCCAAGGCGTTTTAACCGTTGTTCTAGCAGATTCTGCAAGTCGTTCTTCTAATGATATGATATAATCGTGTCCTAAATCTCTTGTAGTTCCAGCTTTCATAGCTTCATCTATAATAGATTTTATACCATCGTAATCTTTATTTTCTAATAAGTCAACCGAATCAAGTATAGCATTTTTTAATGTTTGGTTTTTACAAAAGTCAAGTACTTCTGATTGTACAAATTCTAAATCTGTAGCTTCAACATTTCTCCAAACTTCTCTTAATTTATCTACAACGCCTGACTTTAATACTTCATCATCTATTTCATCAATCTTGTATTTTATAACTTCAAGTGTAGGTTGTTTTTTATATTCGTAATAGTAATCTTTAATTGTTTTTACTAACCATTTGTTTGAATCTGAATCAAACATTGATGGATTCAATATATCACTAATGGTTTGAATAAACTTAACATCAGATATAAAAGATGCGATAGTTTTAGTTTGGAAAGATGTTCCAAATTGAGTTAGTGTTTCACTCATTCCATAACCTTTTAATTTCTTTTTCTATTTTCTTGTTAAAGTAGTATGTATAAATATGTTTAACTTTTGTGTTAATGTAAAAAATATTTTTATCTCCCTCATCATATCTACGTTTTAATTCTCTACCATATGGTCTCTTGTCCATATACAATGACCTACTATGAAATTTTTTACCATCAACCATCAATGCTTTACCTGGTGATGTAGTTCCTAAATAATCAAAATTAGTAGCTTTGTAAATCACACCTGTATGTCCTTCTTCTTCATCTGCAAAAGAAACTATTACTTCTATATCTGTATTTTTCTTTAACCATTTGAATGTTTGTCCTATAAAATAACTTTCTGTATTCTTAGGTGTATCATCTACACAAACCAATCTTCTTAACTCAAAACATCTATCAGGATTTATTGGATTATATTTATTAGCTGTCGCTGGCATAGATGGTCTAGCATACATTATAGCACCTATCAATTCAGGTAAACCAAATTTATTTTCTCTAAATAAACCAAAATGATAGTAAGATTGAACACCACTTGTATTGTGTGAATAGTGATGTTTTTCTACAAATTTAGCTATAGCATTTCTTTGTACAAGTTCTACAGTAAAATCAGTTACTTTCATTTGATTTCTCTGCATAACGATTTAACTGATTAAAATTAGTAAGTAACCAACTATTAAGATTAGGTAATGCAGTGAATAACTTATCTTCTAAGAACATTTTTTCAAATTTAAATTTAACCAACCTATTAATTGGTTCATTTACTCTATCTATTATTTTTGTTTTTGTAGAACCTGAGATATCAACATCTGATAATTGCATCAACCTATAATTCATTTCTATAATATCTTTAGATTCAGGTAATTCAGTAACAACCTCATCCATATCAACTATACGATTCTCACTCAAAAAAGGTAATTTCTTTTGTATTGTTTTTAATCCTAAACCTCGAACACCAGATATATTATCTGACTTGTCTCCGTCTAATACTCTGTACCAAATATAGTTGTGAGATGAAATACCAAATTCATCAAATACAGCTTGTTCATCATATAGTTTCTTTTTAGTTGGACTCCATATTTTAATCCTACCGTTTGCTAACTGAAGAAAATCTTTATCAGTAGACATAACTGTAATTTGAGATTCAGTAAGAACTTGTCTACACAAATATCCAATAGTATCATCAGCTTCAATATTATCATATGATAACACAGTTATAGGAAGATTATCTAAATATTCAACCACTCTCTGTAATTGCATAATCATATTTTGTTTCTCATCTTCTTGAGAAGCAAAATCATAAGCACGATTTACTCTATACTTTGTTTTTCTGTTTTGTTTATATTCTGGATATATTTTTCTACGGCGGTTAGACCCACCCTTACCATCAAAAACTATGATGACACGGGTAGGACTAAACATATTTATTGTATAACCAATACTCCTTAGAAAACCAACTATTCCACCAACGTGAATACCATCATCGTTAGTAGTCGGTATAACACTAAACACTCTTATAAAAGTATTTAGACCATCTATTATGAGCACTTTATCATTTGGCTTCCCGCCGTCTAATGAGCCACCCTTTTTCTTTATCTCTTCAAATATAGATAAATATTTAGAATTACTCACTAATCTCCTCTTCAATAGTTACATCATCAATACCAAAGTTTTTCTCATATTTAAGAACAACTTTTTCACATATTAAATCGTAACAATGTTTTTTGAAGTCTTCGTCTTGAAGTTTTTCAGCCCAATCTTTAGATTGAAATTTAATTTCTTCACCTAAGTGATTATCCATAGTGTACCAAGCTCCACCTTGTTTGACAAGTTTGTGGTCTTTTAACACGGTTAACCAACTACCTTCATCATCAATTCCACTTTCAAAGTAAAGTTCAAAATCGGCGTGTCTCATTGGAGGGCCAAGTCTATTCTTAATGACTTGAGCTCTCATCTTCATACCAATAGTATTCTTTTTAGTGTCTTTGATTTGACCAAGATTTTTTAATCTGATACGTGTTGAAGCGTGAAATGGTAATGCTTTACCACCACTTGTAGTCCACGGGTCTCCGAACATAACTCCGAGTTTTTGTCTGAGTTGATTTGTAAACACAAGAGCAATCTTTTGTCTACCAATCATCTGAGTAATCTTTCTCATAGCTTTTGATAGAATGATTGCTTTACTTGTAGCCCAACCA